TCAGATCACGCTGCGTTTTAACGATGGCACGTTTTTATTCAGGGCGAGCCATAACGGTTTGATCCTAAGCAACGCCTGCTCAAGCTCTGTCGATTCCAGCGAGAAGGGCATACGTAAATAGCGGTCAAACGCCCCCGATAAACCAAATCGCGTCCCGGTTCCCAGGTTAATCCCGATTATTTCTGCCCGCGCGGCAAGCTGTGTCGCCAGCATGCCTGGAAGCTCTATCCAGTAAGAGAGCCCGCCTTCCGCCTCGTGGAATTTCCACTCCGGGAAATGTTCGCGCAGCAGGTCACCACATCGATCGCGCCGTTCCGCCAGCATCTTCCGGCGTGCGGGCAGAAACGTCTCGCTGTTGTTAATGAGCCACCGCATTGCCAGCTGTTCGAGCAGCGGCGAGCCTAAATCCAGAGTATCCCGCGTCTGGGCAAGGGTGGCGATGATGCGCGATGAGGCGCGGATCCAGCCGAGACGCAGCCCGCCCCAGAAGCTTTTTCCGGCAGAGCCTAAGGTGATGACGGTGGCCTGCGGGTTAAAGGCGGCCAGCGGTGGCGGGGGAGGCGCATCAAACCAGAGATCCACCATCGTTTCATCCACCACCAGCGCCGTGCGGGTTTGGGCTGCAATATCCGTGATGGCCTGACGGGTGGCGATATCCATACAGCGCCCGGTCGGATTATGAAAATCTGGCATCAGGTAGGCCAGGCGCGGCGCCGTCTGGGCAAGCGTTGCGGCAAAGCCATCCGTATCCCAGCCGGTTTCCGGCAGCGACACCCCGACTGGCCGACACTGCGCCCCCTGAATGGCGGCAATCGCCAGCGGATAGGTGGGATGATCGACCACGACGCGGTCCCCCGGCCCGGTCATCATCCGCAGCACCAGCGCAAAGCCGCTGACGGCGCCATTAACCACCATCACTTCGTCTGCGCGGGTGGGAAGGCCCCGCGCGGTATAGCGCGCAGCGATGGCCTCCCGCAGCGTCGGTAGCCCCAGCTGATCGTAGCCCGTCAGCGAGAGAAGCGGGGTAATGGCCGTGAGCGCATGGGCATAAGCCTGATGGATCTCCGGCCCGGCATTCAGGGCGGCAGTGGAGAGATCCAGTGCGGCGCTCGCCGCGGAAAGGGTGGGAACGGCGCGCGTGTCAGGGAGAATGACCCGTGACCCGCTGCCGTTGTGTAGTGACAGGGATGTATGGATCAAACAGACAAATCGGGAATATCCGGAAATTCATGGGAATAATCGGGAGAAGGTCTTGATTTGTGAGGCTTTTCACAATATTTGGCAAGTTGCCTTAAGGCAAATTTGGTATACCGTCAAATTTGGATCGTTCCAAAGCAATGACTGTTTTGTGTCAGATAGATTTGGAGCATAAAGATGAAAATTTTAAAGCGTTTAACAGTGTTTAAACACAGCTTAAAATATAGCCACAGGAGTCGTGAAGATAAAGCTAGCCAATTGAGTTTTAGTGCAATCAGCCAGCTTTGTGTCGCGTGCTCATCTCTGGCGCGGCTTGAGTCTGTTCATTGGTATCACATTGTTCAAAAATCTCTTTGTTCTTGATTTCATCATCTGCTAATACCATCGGCATCAATCCTCTTAATCCTCTGTTTTTAAAGATTTTAATAGCTCTTTCTTTTTCCTCAAAAGACATCAGATCGAAAATTGCGTTTAGCTGGGTCTCTATCTGCTCCTCGGAAGGATGATTACCCTCACATATTTGAGAATATTTATTCGCATTCTGCGTTGATAAGTTCTCAACCCCTTCAGAACTAAGAAACCATCCTACGGGCTTCTGTGCAGCTTCTGCAATCATTGCTAAGCGGTCCAGTGAAGGATACGTTTTCTCATTCAAATAGTTCCTTAGAACCGTATCTGAAAGCCCACACCTGCTTGCAAATCCTCTGATCGACTCGCTACCTATGGCTTCAGATAATTTATCCTTGAAGCGAATTTTTCTTAGCCAATCAAAAAACTGTTTCGAATTATTGTCCATAAAACCACCTAGATCACATTAAGTTACTGAATGGCAATTGCAATTATTTGTTTGCAAAAAACCAGTCAACTGAAAACAAAAATTCGCACAAGGCTTTACTTGCGAATTTTTGTTCGCTATATTTTTACACGAAGGGGTGAGCTGAACGGTTCACCGCAACGAGTAAATATTTAAGGATCGCAGAATGATGACCAAAAGCCAAGACTGGCACCCAGAAGACATCAAAGCAGCGATAAGAAAACGCGGGATGACAACCAGTCAGTTATCACGAAGTCATGGATTAGCAGAGTCCACATTACGTAATGTGTTTCGCCATAACTGGCCTAAAGGGGAAAAGATTATTGCTGACTTTCTCGGTATGAAACCAAGTGAAATCTGGCCTTCGCGTTATCACGATCTCACAGTAAAAGAGGTTGCATGATGGATTTTTGGGTATCAGTAAAAGAATGTATTGGCGTCTGTGGTTTTCCACAGGCTGAGTCTAATGCCCGAAAAAAATTAGATGATCTTGTTTGTGGCCGCAATGAACTGCGCCGCAAACGTTCCGGTACTAAAGCATTTGAATATCACATTTCAGTATTACCGCCCGAAGTCCGTGCAGAACTGCTGGCTGGTCGGGGGGTGATTGAAACCTCGTCTGGCTTGATTAAATTGCCGCAGGAACATAAACGCGAGGCATCCGATGATCTGGATCGGCAGCTTCTCTGGTCTGCGTGGGAGAAGGCAACCGATCAGCAGCGCCATCATGCTGAGCGGCGTACCAAAGCCGCCGGGTTGGTGGCTGAGCTTATAGCATCAGGTATCGGACATCGTAAGGCGATCACACTTGCTGCGAAACAGCTGCAGATCAGTGAAGGCACACTGCGTAACCTTTACTACAAAGTGAAAGACTACAGACCTGACCTCTGGGGACCGGTGTTGCTGGACCGTCGTGTGCGTGAAAAGCGTCCTACCGGGCGGACAGCTGATATCTCTGAAGACGCCTGGCAGTTCTTCCTTGGGGATTACCTGCGAAACGAAGCGCCATTTTTCTCAAAATGTTATGAGCGTCTGGAGAGAGCAGCAGAAGCTAATGGCTGGATAATCCCAGCAGAACGCACCCTGCGCCGTAAGCTTGAGCGTGAGGTTGATGCACGCATTGTTGTTTCCACACGTGAGGGGGAGAACGCGCTGGCTCAGATGTACCCGTCTCAGGTTCGCAGTGTGGCAAATCTTCACGCAATGGAGTGGATCAATGGTGACGGCTACCAGCACAACGTGTTTGTCCGATGGTTTAATGGTGACATTATCCGACCTAAAACATGGTTCTGGCAGGATGTACACAGCCGCAAAATTATTGGCTGGCGTGCAGATGTCTCTGAGAACAGCGACAGCATACGCCTGTCCCTTATGGATACCATCCGCACCTACGGTAAACCCGTACATGTCACTATTGATAATACCCGCGCTGCTGCCAATAAATGGCTCTCCGGTGGGGTTCCAAATCGCTACCGCTTTAAAGTCAAACCGGATGACCCTATGGGGATCATTCCTCTGCTGGGAATGACGCTGCACTGGACGGGCGTTGTTGGCGGTAAGGGATGGGGACAGGCAAAACCCGTTGAGCGTGCTTTCGGGGTGGGTGGTCTCGGGGAATATATTGATAAGCACCCTGCGCTGGCTGGGGCGTTTACAGGTGAAAATGTCAGTGCCAAACCGGAAAACTACGGAAATCGCGCTGTTGATGCTGAGTCATTCCTGGAAATCATCAGCGAGGGGGTCGCCATGTTTAACGCAAAAACTGGCCGCGAAACCGAGATTTGTCGGGGTGATCTGTCCTTTGATCAGGCGTTCGAGCGCAGCTACAGCGAGTCAGTCATTACCCGCATGACTGAGGAGCAAATTCGTCAGCTGATGCTTCCGGCAGAAGCTGTACGGGTGAAGCCAACGGGTGAATTTACGATGGAGTGTGGCGGCTCACTGTTTGGCCGGAAAAACACCTACTGGAGCGAGCAGCTTGTCAGCCACCGCTCCCGCAAAATCACCGTTCGTTTTGATCCGAGCAATCTGCACGGCGAAGTGGCCTGCTATGACCTTGATGGTCGTTTTATTTGTATTGCTGAATGCCGGGCTCCTGTTGCCTTTGGTGACACGGAAGCTGGTCGTGAACATAACCGTGCCCGCCGCGAAATGATAAGCAGCACGAAGAAAGCCACAAAGGCGCTCAAGCGTATGACAGCAATAGAGGTTAATGACCTGATGCCGAAATATGAACATCCTGAGCAGCCGGAAAGACATGTTGTGGAGCGTGTTTTTGCCCTGGGTAACACTGCCGCACGGGTCGAAGATATACAGGAAACACAAAGTGAAAATGACGTGATATTCCAGCAGTTTGTTCAAAACGCCAGAAAAATGCAGAAATGAAAAGCGACGTTGCAAGCGTCGCTTTGAATTAAATGAATCAGTCTTAGCACCTGATTAATTACAGGCCATCTAAAAATACAGGATTAATAATCATGACGCAAATTCACCATGATGTTGTGCGCAGTGCCATTCGTGAACTTATTGACAGCAGGACAATATCCGGCGCTGCGCTGGCGCGGGAGACTGGTACGTCAACAGCAACCATTTCACAGTTCCTGAACGGAAAATACAAAGGCGATAATGATGCCGTAGCCGCCAGCCTGAATACCTGGCTTGAAAGCCATAATGCAGCAAAAACCACACTTCCGGTTGTTCCGGAATTTGTTGAAACCCCGACAGCTGTAAAAATCCTGGCCACCCTCACATGGGCACAGCTGGCAGGGACGATCGTTCTTGTTTACGGCAATCCGGGAGTGGGTAAGACTAAGGCTATACGTCAGTATGCTGCAGGTGGCAATAATGTCTGGCACATCACCGCAAGCAAGTCGCGCAGTAATGAGCTTGAAACCCTGTACGAACTTGCCCTGAAAATGGGAATCAGCGATGCGCCATACCGCAGGGGAGCCCTCTCACGCCTGCTGCGTCAGCGCCTGCCTGAGACGCGCGGGCTGATTGTTGTGGATGAAGCTGACTGGCTTAGTCTGGACGCGGTTGAAGAGCTGCGCATTCTTCAGGAGGAATGCAGTGTGGGGCTTGCGCTTGTTGGCAACCACAAGGTGTATGACCGGCTCACTGGCGGCCAGCGCAGCGTGGATTTTGCCCGTCTTTTCTCCCGCGTCTCTAAAAAATACGTCATCAATACCGTCTCTGCGAGTGACGTGGATAGCTTCTGCGATGCCTGGCGAGTTAATGGTGCTGAAGAACGCAAGCTGCTTAAGGCTATTGCCAGACGTCCGGGGGCGCTGCGCTCCCTGTCTCATATTCTACCGCTGGCCGGAATTTACGCTCAGGGTAAGGGTGAAACTATCGGTACATCACACATTCAGTCCGCGATGCTGGAGCTTGGTCACAGCGGCATCAGCGAGGACTGATATCAAGAAATTTATCAAACACAGAGGTCTGAATGAAAAAACCTAAAAAAAACCGTGCCATGTCTCCTGCAGCAGTGGCTGTTCCACAGTCACGGGAAGATGTGATTAATGACATCAGAAAAATCGGTGACATCACTCGTGTGCTCCTTCGCCGGGAAACTGAACTGAATGACAAACTTGCAGTGCTGACTAACGATGCAGCACCGGGTATTGAAGCGCTCAGAAAAGAGCTGAGCCGCCTGCAGGCTGGCGTCCAGACGTGGTGCGAGGCCCATCGTGCTGAACTTACGAAAGACGGTAAAACCAAGACGGCAAACCTCATAACCGGAGAGGTTCGCTGGCGCAATCGCCCTCCGAGCGTCAGCATCCGTAAGGTCGATGATGTCATTGCAATGCTGAAGAAATTCAGTCTGGTAAAATTCCTTCGAAATAAAGAGGAAATAAATAAAGAAGCTATTCTGGCAGCACCGGAAGAAGTTAAAGGTATTGCCGGAATATCAATTAAATCAGGCATTGAGGATTTTGAGATCATTCCTTTTGAACAGTCTGTTACCGACTGACTGACATTAGCTAACCAATTATAAAATTTAATACGGTATGCCTGCCGGGGGCTTCTGCGCCCGCAGGCTGCCAGAAACGATAAAGGAAATATACGATGAGCCGCGTATCTCTGATTAAGTTAATCCATGTTGCGCGCCGTGCACTCAAACTGGATGACGACACTTACCGTGCTGCCCTGCAGCATGTGACGGGAAAAATGAGCTGTCGTGAGCTTAAAGTTGAGGAACTTGAAAAAGTACTGAAATATCTGGAGGAAAAAGGTTTCAGGCGCACCCGAAATCGCTCTCCAGTCCGTCGGCAAAATGAGGATGATCTTAAAGCAAAAGTGCGGTGTATCTGGCAGCAGATGCACAAAGACGGATTCATTCATGATGGAAGCGATACCGGGCTGGACGCTTTTGTGGCAAAGATGACGGTCAAAACGAACGATGGCAAAGGTATTGCAAGCCTCAGCTGGTGCAGGGGCGATAATCTCCTGCTGGTTCTTGAAAGTATTAAGCAATGGCATTTGCGCGAAATGAAGGCTGTCCTTCGCCTGAGTCAGGGAATGCCCGAAAAACAAGGCTATGATGCAGTTAACGGGGCATTTACACGCAAGGTCAGAAAGGAGGCTTCATGACAGAAAAACAGGACGATCTCTTCGGCGACATCCGTGACGACAATATCCTTGAGCAGCTGGATATCGATTCGCCAGAGTCCCGCCGTTTTCCTGCGCTTTTGGCGCAGCTAAATGCCTTGTTGCAGAAAGAACTGGAAAAGCTGGGACAGGACCCACGAATATCTCTTGACCTGATATATGCTATCAGTAAATCAATAGGTGGAATGCAGCTCTATTTCCCACGCGGAGCAGCACTCGAATCGTTAATGCGTGATATGAAGATCTGGCGCGACTTTAACGGTAAGAACGTCCCTGACCTTGTTGAGCGCTACCATGTAACATTCAATACAGTGTATGCTGCAATCCGGCGAATGCGCATGATTGAGCAGCGTAAACATCAACCGGATTTATTTAACAAGGAATAATCAGTAATGTTTCGATACATTTTCCTTTTGTCCATAATTGCTGCAGCCGGATATTTCTTTTTTTTCGGCAAAAAGGACAATAAAGGTCACAATGAGCAGTTAATTGCTCAATTTGATGCACGCAATGTTGTAAAAAAAGACGAATGGGTCAAGGGTAACATTATTGACGGGGAGCAAATTTACACGGCTCATAAGGATTATGCTGTTCTTAACAGCATCTGGACCCTTGGTGTTAAAAATCCAAGTGTGATAGTTATGCTTTCTGGTAAAACACTCGCTCTTGAAGTACCGATGGCATCAGGACAGTGCAACCAACTGGCAAAGGCTGTTCTTAATACGGACTCAAACTTGTATAACGAACCGGTTTCAGATTTGTTCATGAAAGCAATTGAAGAGTTTACAAAAGATGAAAAGGTTGGTCGCGTCACTGGCAAAGTTGGCAATGAGGATTACACAGTGACGGTGAACAAAGTAGCCTCACTTCCAGTCTTCTCATGCAGCTTCAAATTAAAATAATCACCCACAGTATTTTAAAAAGCCGGTTTTTCCGGCTTTTTTTCTGCCCTGTACTGTAGCTGGCTATCCGGGATACACTGATTCTCCAGGATTTTGACAGGTGTCTCACTCCTGATTTAGCAGAAAAACATCATATTGTTTTCATTAGCGTGTATGCTGCTAACCGGCTGATGCATGAGCATAAACGGCTTAAGCATCAAATGGGTTTAACTGATAATTATGGAATAAAGTGTCATGAGTAAATGGTTAATCATGCCATTATTGCTGATACCACTATCAGTATCAGCAACTCCAGATAATGTGCAGACGATTAAGGCTGCATTCGATAGTCACACACCGCTGGATATAACTGACTGGTACAAGAAGGGAGATGCTGAGTTTGGTGAGTATGAGGGAGAGATCAGCGGATTCGAGCAAAAAATCAAGGCATCGATAAGGCCGAATCAAGTGAGTGCCAGATTTGAGTTGATAAAAAGCGGTAGGGAAAAAAATCGAGATACCTTTATGCTGGATTCGACAAGGCTTTGTCGGCTTGTATTCAGAGATTTTATCCTCTCAGAAAAGCAACTTCAGGCTGCTAAGAGCTGGGATAATAATGAGCCGGATGTGTTCGCGTTTATGAATGCTGAGACCTTGTCTGCATCTCTTATACATGATACTGATTCAGGCCCCCCAAAAAAGAATATTAATGGCTGGAGTGTCAGTATACAGCGCTCTCTGAACAGTACTGTCTGCTCAGCAAAAAAAGATGGATAGCAATAAAGCCGGTTAATCCGGCTTTTTCTTTGTCTGGCACATGATGGAAAGGTTCCCTAACTTTTTCTCAGGTGCACCATGAATATCTCTACCTACTCCCCGGCATTTTCTCATGCCCTGACGTTCGTCCTTCAGTTTGAAGGCGGACATAGTAATGACCTCACTGATAAAGGCGGCAAGACAAAATACGGCATTTCCGACATGCGTGATGGCCTTGCTGACGGTATGACAGACGTCAGTGGCGACAGTAAGCCCGATACATGTATCCGCGATTTAACCCTTGACCAGGCACGTCAGATTTACTTCCGCGACTACTGGAGCACTGCCCTCTGCACGGAATGGCCTGACGGTATTTCTCTCTTTATCTTCGACTCTGCAGTGAATCACGGCGTCAATAAAGCAGTCAGGCTCTTGCAGGGAGCTGCAGGTGTCAAGGCTGATGGTATCGTGGGCGAAAAGACCCGTGCAGCCGTCACATCATTTGATCCGCAATATCTTCTGACCCGGCTTATCCTGCTCCGCTCCCGCTATTACGCCGACATCATCAAATCGAATGCATCGCAGGGTAAATACCTGAACGGGTGGTTTAACCGTCTTGATGCGCTGGCGACTGCATGCCTTGAGGTGCTGGGTGACGGTAATCTGGACGTTGTTGCCTTTCCACGGAGCTGACGATGGGTAAAGGCTGGGAAAGAACGATGCACCACGGCCGCACTGATCGTATCCGGCAGGAGGCTTTACACCGGAAGGCTGCTGGCCCCCTCCGCCCCCTCTTGATTTCACCAGTTGTGACGGCACACATGCCAGCTTTTATCACAAGGGCTGGGACTCAGTAGATATCAGAGACATTATCTGGCAATGCCAGCGATACAAGGAAAAACAGCGTGTTTAACAGATTGAATATCGGCTGGTTAATGCCAGCATTCTTCCGGGTTTATCAGTCAGGATGGACTGTTCTGGTTATGGTTTTATCATCATTTGTTTTTTGCAGCCTTAACGGCAGACCTGCTTTTCTGGTCTGGTGGCTTGCCTTCTGTGGGATTGTGCTGATCGGATTCAGTATCTTCCTGAGCAACCTGCCATACCGGCTGATTAAGCCTGAAATGTCTCTAAGCAGGTTCGCCACCTTATGGGCGTGTGGCTTCCTTGTGGCTGGTGCCATACTGATAAGCCTGAGCCCGGCCTACGCCGACCCCTTATACCTTCTGTTTCTTGATCCTGCTGGTGCGACGATGGGTGTGTTGTTCTGCCAGTGGATCCATCGTAAGGGGATACTTGCATGGATCCATTAACCATATCCTCTATCGCCTCTGTAATGATGAACGCCGGACCTGCTCTGGTTCGCGCTGCTGGCCGTCGTTCAGGTGGCGACGCTGCCAGCGTGGCTGACGCCGTGGCGGGGATTGTAGAAAATGTCAAAAGCACCATCATCGTGCAGGACCAGCAGCGCGAACTTGAGCACAGGCTTGCCGCGTTTCCGTTGGGGCAACTGGCACAGCTTCAGTCCCTTTCCGTTGAGATTGCGAAGCTTAAGCAGGAGCTTGACAGCGCCATTCTGTCGGGTCTTCATGCTGAACAATACGAGCAGCAGGATACTGTCCGTAATGACGACAGTGTCACCGATGAATATGTGCGCAGGACGCGGCCGCTTATGGCCCGGCTGTCTGTCTACAGCAGCATTGCGTATGTCATGTTGCTGTCAGTGGGTCAGCAGGTAGGGGCAATTGTGGAAGCCTCTGGTCGTGTGCTCACGATGCCATCACCGGAGTGGGATATAGCACTGATGCTTGCAACACCAGCCCTCTGGTATCTCGGCTTTCGTACCCTGGACGGTTTCGCGCGCTACAGCAAATTCAGCAAGCATAAAATGTTGGCGGGTGAGAAATGACAGGTGAAATCAACAGCTGTTACCAGCGGTGTGAAAGTGATCCATATCGGACGCCTGAAATGGCTGTCCTTGAACAGGCATTAAACGCCCCATTAAACGGTATTGAAGCGCCGCAGCATGCATCCGGCTCCTGCAAAGACTGTTCAGACACTATTGAACCGGCACGAATGCGGGTTCTTCCGGATGCAGTGACCTGTTTTCGCTGCCAGACACACAGAGAACGGAGAGCATGATGGGATGGGAAATCCTGAGAAGCAACTGGGCAGTCATCTGGGCTGTCCTGATGTCAGTTGTCACGATTGTCCAGCTCCTGCTGGGAAAAACCTATGCGCGGCGTGAGGAGATGGAAAAGGTCAATAACCGCCTGAATATCCTTGAACATGCTATCGATACGCTGCCCACACGTCAGGAGCTGCATGATCTGCAGCTTGAAATGAGCCATCTGCGGGGGGAGATACGGGAGTTCACCGGGATTATCCGCCAGGCATCCCGCATCAGCGATCTGCTGCTGGAAAATGAACTGAAGGAAAAACATTAAGAGACGATGAGCATGCAAGAAATTCTCAACAGCGATCAGCGCCTGGTCATTCTGCGCTCCCTGGTGGATTGCGGTGACAGCGCCAATGAATCCATCCTGCAGACTTGTCTGCAAACCTATGGCCACCGCGTATCCCGTGACAGTGTACGTACCCACCTTGCCTGGCTAAACGAGCAGGGGCTCGTCAGCCTGTCAGATGTGTCCGGCTGTTATGTTGCTACCCTCACCGGGCGCGGTGATGATGTTGCCAGGGGACTTGCGACCGTGCCGGGTGTAAAAAAGCCGCGGGTGCTGGGGTGAAAATGGAAAAGTCTAAACCATTGTCCGGCATTGCTGATGACATCAGGGGGGCGTGTGGGCACTGAATCACGCACTACCCGTGGCCGTCCCTCAAAGATTGATCTGCTGCCGGTTGCCATTCGCGAACAGCTTAATGAGATGCTGCGCGATAAACGCCACACTCAGGAAGACATTCGTGAAGCTATCAACACGCTGATTGATAATCACGATCTGCCTGAAGGGATGCAAATCAGCCGTACCGGTCTGAACCGTTACGCAAGCCGTATGGAGGAGTTCGGATCAAGGATACGTGCATCCCGCGAAATGGCTGAAATCTGGGCAACAAAGCTTGGTTCTGAGCCAACGTCTGACGTCGGGAAGCTGCTGCTGGAGTTTGTCAAAACCCTTGCCTTTGAGACCTCCATGAAGATGTCAGAGACGGATGAGCCGGTGCCCCCAAAAGCACTCGGCCAGCTGGCTCTGGTTGCACAGAGGCTTGAGGCTGCAGCAATGGCAAGCCATAAGCGCGAGAAAGAGATCAGACAGGAGTTTGCGAAAAAAGCAGCCGCTGCTGCAGAGAGCATTACCCGTTCTGCCGGACTGTCAGCAGAAACTGCAGCAGATATCAAACGTCAGATTTTGGGGATTGCTGAATGACGCCTGCGCCACACGCCAGTAAGCTGACAAGCCAGTCTGCAGCTGCGATCCTCTCCGGTACGTTTGACAGCAGCCAGCTGCTGCTGCCCTACCAGAAGCGCTGGATTGCAGATAATGCACAGCTCAAGATTGCAGAGAAGTCCCGCCGCACTGGTCTGACATGGGCAGAGGCTGCTGATGCCGCGCTGAACGGGTCAATGTCGGTCGAGGCAGGCGGCTGCGATACCTTCTACGTCGGCACCACCAAGGACATGGCCCGCGAGTTTATCGACGCCTGCGCGATGTGGGCAAAAGCCTATGATCGGGCAGCATCCGATATTGGTGAGGAGGTACTCAAAGACGACGACAAGGATATTCTGGTTTACGTCATACAGTTCGCCAGCGGTTACAAAATTAAGGCCCTGTCTTCAAACCCGTCAAACCTTCGCGGTATGCAGGGCAACGTCATCATTGATGAGGCTGCGTTTCAGGCTGACCTTGCGGCGGTACTCAAGGCTGCGCTCGCACTCACCATGTGGGGCAATAACGTTCGCCTTATTTCCACCCATAACGGCATTGATAATCTGTTTAATACCCTTATCACCGACAGCCGTGCAGGAAAAAAACGCTACTCCGTACACCGTGTGGATATTGAAACGGCGCTTGCCGAAGGTCTTTATCAGCGTATCTGTCAGGTCACCAGAAAAACCTGGTCTGTGGAAGCTGAAGCCGAATGGCTCGACAACCTTCTGAGTGATACAGCAACCATTGAGGACGCACGCGAGGAGTATTACTGCGAGCCGAAGAACGGTGGCGGCGTGTATATCCCACGAAGCCTGCGCGAGCGTGCGGCAAGGGGGCCCTCTGTGGTGCTTCGTTTTACAGGCTCCCCTGAATTCAACTCGCTGCCTGAAGGCCTGCGCCGCCGGGATATGCTGGAGTGGCTCGAGACGGTTGTTCAGCCTGAGCTGGATAAACTCCCGCAGAGCCTGCGCCACTGCCTCGGGGAGGACTTTGCCCGAAACGGCGATTTGACCGTCTTTGCCCCGGTGACGGTCAACGACGATACCACGCGTGCAGTCCCTTTCCTGGTTGAACTCAGCAATGTGCCGTTCAAGCAACAGGAGCAGGCGCTGTTTTATATCTGTGACCGGCTTCCGCGCCGTGATGGTATCAAGCTCGATGCCCGTGGGAACGGTCAGTATCTGGCTGAGCAGGCCGCAGAACGCTACGGTGATGAAGTCGAGCAGGTGCAGCTTTCGGTGCCGTACTATCGGGAAAACATGCCCCGGTTCCGCGCGGCATTTGAGGATAACGAGCTGGTGCTTCCGAAGCATGAGGACGTTATCACTGACCTCGGCGCAATCCAGCTCTATCGCGGCGTACCGGGTATTGACGATGCACGCACAACCGGCACCGATGGACGCAGGCGTCACGGTGACGCCGCAATTGCGATCTTCCTGGGCTTCCTCGCCAGTCGGGAAGACTGCCGTCGCTATGAAGTCCACAAGTTAAAGAAACCTTCCCGCCCTGATGAGCGTAGCGAACACCGACAGGTTCGCATCACGCGGGGGCTTAAAAACCAGCGGGGATTACTCTGATGTTTAAACAGTTAACCGGGGCCGCTCGTCGGCTCTTCAGCCCTTCATTAGGTCAGACAGTCACCGTTCGTCAGGAAGAGCTGCAGCGGCCTCAGGCTCGTGCGAGCGTTGTCAGCGTGCGGACGCCTTCACCCGGCATAAGTGTCGCAAGCACCCTTTCCCCCGGCAGGCTGGCAGGCATTCTGCGCGGCGCAGCCGACGGCAATCCCCGTGATTTTTTTATCATGGCTGAAGAGCTGGAAGAGCGAGATCTGCACTATGCGAGCGTGCTGCGCACCCGTAAGCTGACCGTTGCAGGGATTGAGCCCTCGGTGGAAGCAGCAAGCGATGACGCGCGTGACGTTGCAATCGCTGATGCCGTCCGCAACCTCATCACCCAGCCACAAATTCCTGAGCTGCTGTTTGATCTGCTTGATGGTCTGGGAAAAGGCGTGAGCGTGTGCGAAATCCTCTGGGACACCGGCAGTCAGTTCTGGCAGCCGCGGGATTATGAATGGGTGGACCCGCGCTTCCTGAAGCCAGACCGCCAGACGTTGCGTCAGTTTCACCTGCTGACGGATGCAAGCCCTGTTGAGGGCGAGCCGCTGAGCCCCGGTAAATATATCGTCCATCAGCCGCGTCTGAAGTCGGGGCTTCCGCTGCGTAATGGTCTGGCACGTCTTGTGGCCGTTATGTATATGCTCAAATCCTACACGGTTCGGGACTGGTGGGCGTTTGCCGAAAAGTTTGGCATACCTGTTGTGGTCGGCAAATACGGTAACAACGCCAGCCCGGAGCAAATCCAGACCATGCTTGATGCAATTGCGTCACTGGCATCGGATGCCGGTTGTGCTATCCCTGATTCGATGAAGCTTGAAATGCAGGAGACCGCCAGCCGCAATAACGGTGGTGCTCTTTTTAAAGAGATGGCGGTCTGGTGCGACGAACAAATCAGCAAGGCCGTGCTCGGTCAGACAATGACAACTGATAATGGAAGTTCCCGTGCACAGGCTGACGTGCACGATCGTGTGCGGATGGACATTGCACGGTGGGATGCCCGGCAGCTTGCAAACACGCTCAATGAGTTTCTTGTGCGTCCGTTCGTCATCATGAACTATGGCCCGCAGGTCTCTTATCCCCGCGTCGTGCTCCGCCTGAGTGAACCTGAAGACCTCAAAATGCTGGTTGATGCGCTGACTCCACTGATTGATCGGGGGATGGAGGTGCAGATGTCTGAGGTCCGGGACAAATTCGGTCTGTCTGAGCCCGAAAAAGGTGCTGCGCTGCTGATGCCGTCCAGCCAGGCTATTCAGCCTGCGATCGCCGTTAACCGGGAGCAGGTGGCGCTAAACCGCAGCCAGCATGACAGCATTGAACTGATGGCAGGCGATGCCATGAGTGACTGGCAGCAAACTGGTGATGCGTTCATCAGTCCCGTCCTGCAGCTTGCCAGAGAAGCCGACAGCTTTGAGGCATTCCTTGCAGGTCTGCCAAAGCTGCAGAAAACCCTTGAACCTGACGAGTTTGCCACACAGCTTGCTCTGCTCTGCTTCAAAGCCAGGACGCTGGGGGACGTGAGCGATGGGTAAATCAGAACGTACGGACATTATCCCGAAGGAAGCACTGGCATGGCTAAAGTCCAAAGAGCTGAAACCGGGTTTCGATTATCGTGACGTCTGGCAGGAAGAGCATCGCCACGCCTTCACCGTCGCAAAGATGACGCAGCTTGATTTACTGTCTGATGTTCGACAGCTTGTTGAGGAGGCGCTGGAGAGCGGCCAGACATTCGCTCAGTTCCGCGAACTGCTTCAGCCTTTGCTGGCGAAGCGTGGATGGTGGGGGCAGGCAGTCATGGACGATCCGCTGACGGGAGAGACCCGGCAGGTGCAGCTCGGCAGCGAACGCCGTATGCGGGTTATTTATGACACCAACATGCGCACGGCACGCGCCGCCGGTCAGTGGGAGCGTATTCAGCGAACAAAGCAGGCCATGCCGTATCTGATCTATACGCTTGGCCCCTCTCGTGAACACCGCATGGAGCATCTGCAATGGGCAAACCTGTGCCTGCCAGCAGACGATCCGTTCTGGGACACACACATGGGGCCAAACGGCTGGGGCTGTAAGTGCGGGGTGCGGCAGGTCAGCCGGTATGAGTACGGGCAAATGCAGCAGGAAGGCACCATCACCACGAATGCACCACCGGAACGCTATATTAAATGGGTGAACAAACGTACAGGCGAGGAAGAGAGGGTGCCGGAAGGGATTGATCCGGGCTGGGCGTACAATCCGGGGACAGCCCGCGGCCGTGAGCTGGATAAACAGCTTCAGAAAAAGCAGGACGCATTTGACCGCTATTCGCCATAAAGCAAATAAGGTACCTGAAACGCTCACGGTGACGATATCGTGATTTATGCTACGATGGCGAACATGCATTTTATCTAACGCCTGTGCGCGCTTTTAAACGGGTTTTAAACGGGGTTGCTCGCCTCATTTACAGTAAAGCCCGTTAATCCGTCTCTCCTCCTCTTATGCCGCATCCTGTCCTGAGTCTTTTACGACCACGGACAACAACCATGAAAACCACCAACACTGAGCTGCTGGCACTCTGCTTTCAGCTTCCTGACCTTGCTGATGATGCGCTGCCGGAATGGCTGCCGATGATACCGGCCGGAACCTTTACCGGCCGTGATGGGCGTTCATGGGTCAACAACAATCCTCAGGCTGTTATCCGCGCCACCCTTAGCTACCCCAAACTGCCGTTTGATATTGAACATGCCACCGAGCTGAAGGGGCCAAAAGGTGATGAAGCCCCGGCCTTTGCATGGCTTGATGATTACCGTGTCCGCGATGATGGCGTGATCGAAGCGCACATCGAATGGACTTCTGAAGGGGCTGCGCTGGTTCGTGGCAAAAAGTACCGCTACTACAGTCCGGCATTTGGCTTTACCGCAGACGGTCAGGTGACGCGCCTGTCAAGTGCGGGGCTGACTAACAAACCAAACCTTGATTTACCTGCACTTAACTCAGAGGAAAACACGATGACAGTACCTGTCCAGATTGTGACAGTGCTCGGCCTTGCCCCTACAGCAAGCGCGGACGATGCAGTCAAAGCCATTCAGCAGCTCAAAAACAGCGAGCTTGTTGCTCTTAACCGTGCTGAGAATCCGGATCTGACGAAGTTTATTCCGGTTGAAACACACCAGCTGACACTAAACCGTGCAGAAAGTGCTGAAGCGCAGCTTAGTGCGATTGCCATCAAAGAGGCAGAGCAGCTGGTTGACAGCGCTATCGAAGCCGGAAAAGTCGCTCCGGCTAACCGTGAAATGTACCTCGCCACCTGCCGATCTGAAGATGGCCGCAAACAGTTTGCAGAATTTGTGAAAGGTGCGCCGGTCATCGTCAGCAAGGACCCGTCAGGCAGAAAGGATCCGGGCAGTAATACCGACGTCACGCTTTCTGATGAAGACCTCGCGATGTGCCGCCAGCTCGGCATCAGCCAGGAAGAGTTCATGTCCACCCGTAAGCAGGAGAAATAATCCATGCAGGTATCCGCAGAAGTATTGCATGCGCTGACCACCGCCCTGAGCGCCGCCTTTACCAGAGGTGTCGGGCGGGTCAACCCACAGTATCGCTCCATCGCCACGGTCATCCCCAGTACCGGCGCATCTAATACTTATGGCTGGGTTGAAGATTTCCCGACCATCAAAGAGTGGATTGGCGAACGTCAACTGAAAGAACTGGCTCAGGCCGGATATTCCATTACCAACAAGACCTGGGAAAACTCGGTCAAAGTTAAGCGCGAAAAAATCGAAGACGATCAGATTGGTCAGTATTCCGTGATTGCTGAACAGCTTGGCCGCGACACCACTATTTTCCCGGACAAGCTTGCGTTTGAGCTGCTGTGTCAGGGGTTCAGCACACTGTGCTGGGACGGTCAGTATTTCTTCGATACCGACCACCCTGTTGGTGCATCCACTAAGTCAAATGTTGTGGGCGACCCGGCAGCAGATACCGGTGAGCCGTGGTTCCTGGTGGACGCGACGCATGCGTTGCTGCCCATCATTTACCAGGAGCGCCGTCCGTTTAATTTCACCGCCCTCGACGATCTCACCAGCGAGCGCGTCTTCCTTCAGAACGAATTCGCCTATGGCACCGATGGCCGAAGTAACGTCGGCTTTGGCTTCTGGCAGACATGTGTCGGGTCAAAAGCCGTGCTGAACAAAGCTAACTATGAAGCAGCGGTCTCCACAATGATGGATATCACTGACTCTAACGGCGAACCTCTGGGCATGAATCCGACGTTACTGGTTGTCGGCAAGAACAACCGCGGTGCGGCCAAATCGCTCATTGAGGCCCTCACTGCTGACGGCGGCGGGTCAAACATCTATTACAAAGACGTTGATCTCCTTATCTCGCCTTACGTAAAGGCATAAGCCGGTTACGTAAAAAATAACGTAACCCTCACTGTTACAGGCAGGTTAACCCTGCCTGTAACGCGCGTTAACAGAGGTTTAAAACATGAGAGAAAAAGTTAAAAAGCAGGACACTGACGCCGTTCATTCCTCCACACAACCTGATGGTGAACGCAGCGATGTGACAGTGCTGGCTGTACGTGCAGTTCCTGAGGCTGGCTTTCACCGCGCAGGCCGTTTCTGGCCGCATGACGTTGTGCATGTTTTTGTCAGTGACGATCCTGAGGCTCAGGTGCCGCAGGACTTCCAGGGGAACCTGCTGCAAGGTTGCGTCATCAGCACCGTCGATGCTGCCCGTCTGAAGGCAGAAAAAATGCTGATTGTCACTGAACTGAAACCTGTGCCTGAGACTGGTGCGGAGGACAACTGATGGGCATCTACGTGACACGGGATGACCTGCTGGCAACGGATGCCGAGCGCGTCTGGAACATGGCGCTGAATAAGGCAACCCAGCAGCTCGACGAGGAGAAGATCCAGCGGGCCATTGATGATACTGACGCCGAAATAAATTCCTTTCTGGCGAAGCGTTATCAGCTGCCGCTGAATCTCACCACACTCCCGAGTCCGTTACGTCGTGCTGCAGTATCTATCGCGTTCTACTGGATGTCCGAGCGCGACAGCCAGATTACCGACGAGATCCAGAAGCGCTACGACGATGCCCTGCGTACGCTACGCGAAATTGCCAGCGGAACACGTGACCTTGGCGTGCCTTCAGATACGCAGGTCCCTGAGACTGATACCGGTAAGTTGATTGTTGTGAGCGATAACCGGCGTCTGTTCACCCGTAACAGCCTGAAGGACGTGCTCTGATGGGGATAACCGTTGAGGTGATGGGGGATGAAAAGCTCCACACCATCCGTAAGAGCATTGAGAAACTGGCAGACAGCTCACTTCGTCAGGAGCTGCTGGAGAGTATCGGGGCTGTCATTGAGTCACAGACCCGTCGCCGAATTGCAGGCGAGAAAAGCAGTCCGGCGGGTAAGAGATGGCAGCCATGGTCAGACGGTTATGCAAAAACACGTCACGGTAACCAGAGCCTGTTACAGGGCGATGGGGACCTCCTTGACAGCATCCAGTATTTCGCCAGCGGTGAGCTTGTACATGTCGGGACACCGCTGCCTTATGGCAGGACGCATCAGGAAGGTTATTCCGGCAGCGTCAAGGTGGCGTCCCACAAACGCCTTATTACGCAGGCCTTCGGCCGCGCGCTTAAGCAGGGCGTCTGGCAAACCGTTGGGGCACACCAGCGCCAGATTGACATGCCGCAGCGCGAGTTCCTCGGTCTGTCTGCGGATAACAGTAACGAGCTGACCAGAGTGATCGGCGATTTCTGGGGTGAGGTTCTGCAATGAGTGAAGCACGTCCGGCATTTGTAGCCCTTGGCAGCACGGTAAGCGCTGCTGAAAACATCGTGGCATGGCTGAAGGGGGAGCTTGAAGGCGCAACGCCTGACCGTGTTGACATCGTGGAGCGCCATGTCGGGCAGTTCAGTACGCCTGAAGAGGTGAAGCGCTACCTTTCCGGCCGTTCCGGTTGTGTGCGCCTCGCAGCCTTACGGGTACGAAACATTACTAACCGTAGCGGCATGACGGGGCTTGTGACATGGGCCGCTTATGTGATGACCACTGACTCATGGGGCTACTCCCGTGATACCCGCTGTGAAGTGCTGGCAGGAAAGATTGCCCGGCGCATCTCCTTGCGGGACGCGCCTTTCGCCATGAAAGCGGAGCGCATGGCGGAAAACATCAGCGCTGAAAATATCTACTCCGGAAGTCTCGACAATCTTGGCGTCAGTCTATGGACCGTGTCATGGGAGCAGATTTTTCGGCTGGATGAGGAGATTGACATGGCGACGCTGCCGGAGTTCCTGAGGCTGGGGGCATCGTTTGTTGTTAACGGGCAGTCTGCAACCCCCGAGCCGGACATCATTAATGTAAGAGAGAGTCAGAGTAATGAATAAACAAACGATTAAACCTGCCCGCTCGGGCCTGCAGGTGCGAAAGCCTGACGGGCACGTGCTGGCAAGTGAGGGCGAGAAGCTCAGCGTCAGCGCGTACTGGCGACGTCGTGAGTCTGAGGGGGATGTGATTATTGTCGCATCACCTAAAAGCAAAAATGCGAAAACAGAGAAGGAAGAGTGATGTCTATTGGCAATATTCCCGATGATATTCGTGTGCCGCTGGTCCTTATCGACATTGATAACTCGATGGCCGCAAGCAGCGCCCGGTCACAGTCGCGCAAAATTCTGGTCATCGGCCAGCAGCTCACCACCGGCAGTGCAGCTGCACTTTCCGTGAACCGTATCACCGGCGACGGGATAGCAGAGGAGCTTTACGGGCGCGGAGCCATGCTTGCTGAAATGCTCAAAACCCTGCGCAAGGGCAATAAATACACCGAAACCAGGGCGATGGGGCTTGCTGACCCCGTCTCTGGTTCAGTGGCATCAGCCCGCCTCACCCTCAGCGGTAAGGCGACAGTCGCCGGAACGCTCGCCCTGATGATTAACGGCGTCCCCGTGCCGGTTGGTGTTGATGCGGACGATACCGCTGACACCGTCGCGCAGTCTGTCCTTGCAGCTGTCAATGGCAAGACCAGCACGCAGGTGACAGCCAGCATTAATGGTGCAGCGCCTGGTGTGGTTGTGCTGACGGTGAACTGGAAAGGGGCTACCGGTAACGACTGCGATGTGCGAATGAATTACTACCCCGGCGAAAAAACGCCGGACGGTATAACGCTCAGCCTGACACCGTTCACGGGCGGTACAGGCACGCCGGATATTCAGTCGGTTGTCGCAGCCCTTGGCGACGACTGGTATACCGACATTATTTTTCCCTACAACGACACCCAGAGCCTCAACACTATTCGTGACGAGCTTCTGGAGCGCTGGGGACCACTGAAGATGATGGAGGCGCAGCTGTGGACCGGGTTTCGCGGCACGCATGCCATGACTGGTACGTTCGGAAATACCCGTAACGACTGGCTGATTTCCTGTATTGGTACCAACATCGCACCTGAACCAACATGGTTGTGGGCTTCAGCCTATGGTGGCACTGCGGCATACCACCTGGCTATTGATCCTGCTCGCCCGCTTCAGACGCTGGTGCTGAGCGGCCTGAAGCCACCTGCCCGCGCCCTTCGCTGGGATGTGCCTGAGCGTAACCTGTTGCTCCATGACGGTATTGCCACACATGTTGTGGATGCAGGCGACAACGTATGTATTGAGCGTGAAATTACCATGTACCGGGTAAACCGCTATGGTGAACCCGATCCCTCATACCTTGACGTGCAGTCCCCGGCAACCCTCGGACGTATCCGTTTTATCATCAAAAACCGCTTCACCAGCCGCTACCCGCGCCACAAGCTGGCGGAAGATAGCGTGCTGGATTTGCTGGAGCCGGGCCAGCCTGTCATCACGCCTAAAATCTGCACCGCCGAACTGCTGGATATCGCGCTCACTGAGCTTATTCCTGCAGGACTGGTGGAGGACTTTGATGATTACCGTGACACGCTGGAGGTGAAAATCGACAGCGAAGATCCGAACCGCCTCAACTTTATCTGCCACCCGAACCTGGTTAACCAGCTGCGTGTGCTGGCAGGTCTTATCCAGTTCAAACTGTAAGGGAAAAACATGCCAAAAATTCTCGGGCAGGCGTCCATCTATATCAACGGACGGGAAATTAAGACAGAGGGGAAATCATCCCTCAATCCGGGCGGCTATTCGCGCCAGCAGCATATGGGCGGCGGCAAAGTATGGGGAAACTCCAGCAAAATGGCGGGCCCCTCCATCAAAATGACGATTGCAGCTGCAGCGGATATGGACGTAATTGAAATTAGCCGCTGGGAAGATGTGACGGTGATGTTTTTCGGCGACAACGGCCTGAACTACATGATGACAGGCGCAGCCACCGATAACCCGGCAGAGCTGGACGAAGACGGGGGCACTATCTCTGCGAATTTCATCGGCGAAAAATGTGTGAGGGTCTAGGACATGGCAGAAATGACTTTTGAGCTGACGCATGGGCTGCTGACCGGCAAGGGTACGGCTGACGAAACACTGCATAAAACGGTGCGCCTGCGGGAACTGGATGCCAGCGATGTGATTGACGCACAGCTTGCCGCTGAGCGCGTGGTGCTTGGGGAGAACGGTAAGGCTGTTGCCTACTGTTCTGAAGTGTTGTACGGGCTTGAGCTGATGCGTCGCCAGATAGCGACGATTGGGAGTCTTCCCGGACCGATAGATATGCGTCTGCTGCGCACGCTCAATCCCGTGGATCTGAAAATCCTGAACGAGAGAGCGCAGGCCATGGATGACCTGCTGGAGGAGGTCAGCAGCCGGGGGCGACCTGATGCCGCTGGCAGCGGCGCTGAATGACCTCCTGATTAACCTTTCGCAGCGCTTTGATGTGCAGCACCTGCAACGACTACCGCTGCGTCGATTGTTACGCCTGTTAAAACAACTGGATAAGAGCCATGGCAAATAATCGCCTGAGCACAGAAATCTTGATCAACCTTGCAGGTAACCTGCAGGCTAAAGCGCGCCAGTACGGCGCAAATATGTCGGAATTTGCGAGCCGTCACCAGCGGGCAATGACGGTGGTGACAGCAACGACGGCGGCTGCAGGTCGCGGTATTGATGCGCTGGGAAACCGTTATACGGGGATGGTTGCCGGAATCGGCAGCAGCCTTGCAGTAAAGCAGGTTGCTGATTTTGATGCGCAGATGCGCAGGATGAGTACCGATACAAAAATGAGTCTGGATAGAATGGAGGTATTTCGGAAAAAAATCCGGGATATATCAAACCAGCCTGATATTCGTATCGGTGCCAGTCTGCACCTTGAAGGCGCATGGGGGATCATGGGAAAAACCGGTGACGAGAATTATGCTGAGGAAAACCTCCGCAATCTTGGACTTTTGATGCAGGCATTTGGCACCGATAGCGAAGCAGCATCAGCTCTGTTTGCTCAATTTTGGGAAAAGGGCGTCAAAGGGGCTAAAGAAGTTGAAAATGTGATGGACCGGCTGTACGGACAGTTTGCCATCGGTTCTGTCAGCGTATCAGAAATGGCACAGGTAGCTCCAAAACTACTATCTGTTTTTCCTCAGGGAGAGGAAGGTATCGCACAAGCAGGGGCATTTTTACAGGTATTTAATAAAAGTAAAGGGGGAGAGGCTGAGGCAACAACAAGTATTGTTGCCATGATGGCGGCCATCAATAACAAAAAGAACATTGAGTTTCTGAAAAATCAAGGTGTCGATGTTTATAAAAAGGGCACTAAAGAAATGAAGATGCCGTTTGAGTTGATGCTGGAAATTCTTGAGAGAGCTAAATATGACCCTCTTAAGCTACAGGATGTTTTTGATCAGACAGCGATGCAGGGAATCAACTCGATGCTGGTTCAGGGGCGGATACCTCTGATGAAAAAAATGATTTACGGCGAAGTTGAAACCGGCTCAACTCAAAAAGCTGCTGCCCGTAATGCTGAAAGTTTCAACGCCGCAATGCAGTCCCTCAATAATGAATGGCAGCGCTTTTCCGAGAAAGAGCTTGCGAAACCGATCCAGCAACTGGCTGATGCGCTAAATACTCTGGATCATGAAACTGTTGATAACTGGTTAAATCTTGGCAAACAAATCGCCATTGCAGGTGCAGCTCTCGTTATCGCCCGTAAAACATACCAGGTGGGTAAAGGTGCCCGCGATCTATTCGGCGCAGGTAAAGGCAAGGGTATCCCCAAAGGTGTGAGCGACGTGTTTGGCTCAGGCGTCATGCCGGTCTATGTCGTTAACATGGGCAGCGGTGGTATGAGCAGTAGCCTTCCCGGTGGCACAGCTACCGATGGCCGTCCCGGAGTTAAAAATAAGCATGCACGTGGCTGGGCGGGAAAAGCCCTCGCACCTCTTGCAGTAGGCATTGAAGGCTTTGATTACCTGCAGAGCAGATACTCCCTTTATGACGGTGTGGGTGATTTAACCCGCCAGATTGCGCACAACCCTGACGCCAGTCAGAGTTCAAGGGATTTTGCCACCGAAAGCCAGCAGAACCGGCAGAAAATGGAAAACCTCTGGAGCAGTATCACCGACTGGTTTACCGCGCTGGGTAAGGATCCTGCCATTACCGATCCACGACCGTGGGCTTCTTCACAGCAAAACCCTGCTTATCCCCCAGCCTCGGTTCAGGGGGAAATCCGGGTAGTTGTCGAAGGTGATGCACGGGTGAAAAGCGTCAGTATGGACACCCCAGGCATTAACCTTAGTGCCTCTGCAGGCATTTCTTCATGGAGGCAAGACTGATGGTCTGGGGGGCTCTGCGTGATGCATCGTTCAGGGGGGTGCGCTTCTGCCTTGAAAATGCTGACGGCGAAAGTGGCCGCCGTGCTATACCCCGTGCTTTCCCTAAGAAAGAAGTGGGCTGGACAGAAGACAACGGCGCGTTATCCGGCAGTCAGCAAATCAACGCAATTCTGGTTGGCAAAGAATATCAGACCCAGCTTGAAGCCCTTCTGGCGGCTCTTAATACCCCCGGCCCCGGTGAACTTGTTCACCCGTGGTTCGGGTCGCAGATAGTGCAGATAGGGAAAGTTTCGCATCGTCTCAGCACACAGGAAGGCGGCATCGCCAGAGTGACCTTTGAGGTGCATGAGGCAGGCGAACGCCTGTTCCCCAGAGCAGAGGAGAACACAGAGGCTACGGTTATGTCAGCTTCAGAGCAGCTGACTGCTGCCATGGAAGATGGTGATTATTTTGGCGTGCTGGATGGTCTCGGAGACATGCTCGATACGTATCTTGGCGACCTGGAGTCGTTAATTATGAATATGCCCACCTTCCCTCCAGCAGCAGTGGCAGCGTGGATGGACAGAAGCGGAAAGCTGCGTGTGATGATGGATGTTGCGGTGGCTAAGCCTGCTTCTCTGGTCAGCGGGATTATGGGACTGGTTGCTGACATGAAAAATCTTGTCACCGAGCCTTTCCGCGCGATGCAGCTCTATGACCAGATAGCTTCCCGGTGGGAGGGAGCGCGAGCTGAAGAGTCGGCAACACATATGCTTAGCCGAAATATTTACTCAACACCGCCGGTTGTCTATGAGGGCGTGTACGGGTTTGCAGGAAGCGTGCCGACTGAAATTCAGGAGCCGACACAGGCAATGCTGGAAAATATTGCCGACTTCAGGCTTCTGGGACTGGTTGCAGCACTGAACGGCAAGGCGCAGACGCTGGCAACAGCTTCTGTCGTTCCTGATCTGCCTCATGAGAATTCCGGCGCTCTGCTGCATGCGACCTCTGGCGAGACGCCTGCTTATCAGGGCGCATGGACTACATCAGACGAGCTGATCGCAACAGGGGATGCACTGGCAGAGCAACTGGCCTCACAGGCTGCTCTGGCTGTCGAGTCCGGGCAGCGGGATATCTGGCGTGCCCTGCGCTACCTGAGAACCGCCGTACTTGCAGACGTGAGGCTTCGTGCGACACGAATGCCGGAGGTAACGGTGCTGCATGTGGCCTCAACGACTTCTGTCGCACAGCTTGCATGGCGCGAAACGGGCAACACCGAAAACCGTGACGAGATTGTGGCGCGAAACCGGCTGAGGAACCCGACCTTTATATTGCCGTCAACGGCTATCGAGGTGATTGGTGACTGAATCCGTATTGCTCCGTGTGGACGGGCGCGAATGGGGGGGCTGGACGGAGTTTTCGTTTACCAGCTCGCTTGATGCAATTGCGGGCGAGTTTGACCTGACCGTAACAACACAGTGGTCATCCGCTGCTCCGCGCACCATTAAAGAAGGAATGCCCTGTGTGCTTACTCTCGGGAACGATACCGTACTGACAGGCTATATCGATGACTTTATTCCTTCCTATGATGCCGAAAATATATCAATTCGGGTAACCGGGCGTGACAGGACCGGCGATCTGGTTGATTCGTCGGTGGTACACAAGTCAGGTCAGTGGAAAGGCTTAACACTCTTCCAGATAGCGGTTGAGGTCTGCTCCCCTTTCGGGATCGAGGTGGTGAATGAGACCGTGCATGGCGCACCGTTTGGCAGCGTCGTGCTGGAACAGGGGGAAAGCGCATTCGAACTGCTGGACAGGCTGGCAAAACAGCGTGGCGTGCTCCTGACATCCGACGGAAACGGTCGGCTTGTGATAACCCGTGCATCAAAACAACGGGCAACCGTTGCCCTGAAGCTTGGCAGCAATATCCTCGCCGCACGGGGGCGCTTCTCCTGGAAGGAGCGCAACAGCGCATACATCGTCAAGGGACAGGCTTCAGCAGGCGGGAAGCTCTGGGATGCGCAGCCTCCTGCTCAGATTGGTGGGATACAGACTGTTATCGCCGACCCGGAGATAACCCGCTACCGGCCAAAGATTATTGTTAAAGAAGACAGTCTGACCGTTGAGGGTGCGGGCACTCGCGGCGAGTGGTTTCGTGCACGCTCGCTGGGTGATGCGAGGATGACAGAAATCACCGTGGCGGGCTGGCGCGAACAGGGGGACGCAGGGCCGCTCTGGAGAAAAAACCGGCTTGTCGATATTGATGATGTAGTGCAAAACCTCCGCGTTACCTGGCTTATAAAAAGCGTCACCCTGACCGAAGGCGATAATGGCCGCATTGCAGTCCTGATGCTGGTGCCGCCGGAGTCGATGGATATGACAGCCCGGCATGAAAAAACAGTCAAAACCAGCAAGTCGATGGGTAAAAAAACATGGGACTAGACCAGCTTTCACACCAGTTAACAGCACTCAGCCGTCGCGTTCGCCTGATGGCAGACCGTGCGCTGGTGCGTATCGTCAATGACGTGATGCAGCGCCAGAATCTTCAGGTGCAGACGCTGGCTGATGCGACAAACGATGACGTCGAGCGCTTTCAGAATTACGGCTTCAGCAGTGTGCCTCCTGTCGGCTCTGAGGCCATTGTTCTCGCGGTGGGCGGCCAGCGCGAAAATCTGGTTGCCATCGCCGTCGAGGACAAGCGCTGTCGCCCGAAGGGGATGGAGCCCGGCGACGTACGGATGTATCACCAGGACGGTCAGTCGAGTATCACCCTACGTGCAGGAGGTGTGATTGAGATCGCCGGTAAAAGGCTACAAATGGATGCTGATGCGATAGAGATGAATGCAAATACCCTGTCATTCAACGCTGAAGTGCTGAATGTGGATGCTGCGACGCTGTTTGAGAAAGACATTCAGGTTGGCAAAAAAACGTTCCTGCAGCATCTCCACAAAGATGCTGAAGGGCGGAACACGACGGAGCCAAAATAATGACGACTGGCATTATCTGGGACAACTTCACCGGTGGCGGAGACATTACCGTCACGCATGATGGTCTGGGTGTTGATCAGGGGCTGGTGACGCTGGTGCTCATTTGCCTGTTCACGGATGCAAGGGCAGACGTCGATGACATTCTGCCAGATGGCTCAGGTGATCCTCGCGGCTGGCCGGGTGATACCTTCAGCGATATTCCGTGGGGATCAAAGCTCTGGCTACTGGACAGGGAGAAACTGACAGAAACGGTTCGGCTGCGAATTGAGGATTATTCACGTATGGCGATGAATGTGCTGCTGCGCACCGGCTATGCCCGTCGTGCAGACGTGACGGCAACGATTGTCAGGCCCGACCGCATAAATTTCCGGGTCGTGCTGGAGAGGCCGGATAAAACCATCCTTTGTATTGAAATTAACAAACGCTGGGAGGCAACAATTAATGCCATTTAATGTTCCTTCACTGCGTCGCCTTATTCGTGACGGCGAGCAGGATATTGCGGCAGAGCTGGACGTGCAGACGCTGCCCCCCTTTAGTGTCGAGCGTGCTGTCAATACAGCCGTGAGCAGTAGTGTACGTGACCTGTATGACCACCAGATGTGGCTCAAAGATCAGATTATTCCTACCCCAAAATCGGACGATGCAACGATTATCGAGACGGCCCTTTATGAAGGCGTTATCCGAAAAAAAGCGACTTACTCAGTCGGACCCGCCATTTTCAGGGGCTCAGCCCCGCTGCCTGTCGATACGGAAATGCAGTCTGCAGACGGTCTGATTTATCGCGTCATTGCGGGCCTTCCTCCTGCTGACGGCAATATTGAGGTGACTGTTCAGGCAGAGAACGTCGGCTATGCCGGGGATCTGATTGCGGGAGAAACCCTTACGCTCCTTTCTCCTGTCGCAGGTGTGGACAGTCAGGGGATTGTTGCGCCTGAGGGAATTACCGGCGGCACAGACATTGAACCTGTCATGGAGCTGCTGGACAGGCTGCTCTATTTCAAGCGTAACCCGCCTGTGGGGGGAGCATTACATGATTACGTCATCTGGGCGCGTGAGTTGCCGGGTGTCACGCGTGCATGGGCATGGGACTGCTGGCATGGTCCCGCCACCGTCGGGCTGGCGTGGGTTTATGACGCCCGCCGTAGCGATATCCTGCCGACATACACTGATCGACTGGCGATGGAATCATGGCTGTACAGGCACCCTGATCCGGTCTCGGGCCGCGATGTTGGTAAACCCGGCGGCATAGAAGTCTGGCCGATGATGCTGGAGCTTAAAGAAATCGACATGGCCATTCACCTTTCACCTGACAGTGATGCCACCCGAAATGCAGTCAGCGCGAGTCTTTACGTGTTGTTCCGGTCGCTTTCACCGGGTATGACGCTGCTTATTTCAGCGCTGCGCACCGCTATTGGTAAAGCTGCAGGCGTTAAGGACTACACGCTCAGTATTGATAAGGATATTCCTGCTGAAAAGCAGGAGTTGATTGTAAAGGGAGAAATCACATGGCTTTCCGCACAGAAGACTGGCTGACCGCGCTGTGGCAGTGCATGCCACGCGGACGGGCATGGGCGCGTGAAGCAACAAGCAGTTTAACCCGCTTTTTAAAGGGATTCACAGGGCGTTTAAAGGCCGCAAGTGAATCCGCTGACAGCCTGCATCCTGAGATGCGCCCGGAAACAACGGATCTGCTGCTGGAAGAATGGGAAGAGTATCTGGCTTTGCCCGAATGCAATATGACGCCTGCAGACAGAGAGGCCCGCCGGGCAGCCGTCGTGGAAAAGTATCACCGTAAAGGGAGCCTTGAAGGATGGCGGATAGAAGATGCAGCAAGAGGCCTCGGATTTAGCATTCGTGTTGTAGAGATTTACCCCCATCACTGTCTGCGCGACTGCCTGTATCCACTCTGGCCGTCGTATTACCGCTGGGTGATAAAAGTGATTATTGACGATGATAACGGTCGCGCCGCCGACCTGATTTGTTTTCTGGAAAAATACCGCATGGCTGGCATCGGCTATGAATTTGCAGGAGAGAACGTATAAATGTACTGGCTTGATAACAACTCAGGGCAAAAAGACATGCCTGAAATTCCGGGGATTAACTCACCGGATATTCAGTGGTTCCATGAAGGAGGCGCTGGCCGTGCGCCCTCGTACCCCGGAGCTCACTTTTTTAATATGTTACAGGCCGAGCTTCTTGGGGTCGCTGACAGTGCAGGTATCGAACCTGATAAGTTCAAACTTAATCAGCTTTCGCAGGCAATAAAAAAACTCATAAAAGATGCCACTGACCCGTGGGTGCAATATGCTTTTCCTGAATGGCAGAAAGCATATACACCCTATATACGCGGTACGGTGGTTAAATATGGCAGTACATACTGGGTGTCATTAAGCGACGACAATAAAGCAATTCCCGGTAAGGACAACACAAAATGGCAGGAATACTTATTTGAGCGGGCAACAATTGATGATGTTGATGAGGGGCGCGATCACAACCTGATTATCACTCCGCCAGTACTTAAACAAGCCACTGACGCCCTTCTTAACACTATTGCCCCGTTAATGGTGCCGGTTGGGGCTGCAATGCTCTGGTATACCCCCGTCCCGCCCGATGGCTGGCTTGAAGGTAATGGTCAGGCATTTGATCCTGCCGAAAACCCTAAACTACTTTCTGTTTTTCCCTCCGGGAGAGTTCCGGATTGCCGCGGATATCTTATCCGTGGATGGGATCACGGTGCCGGAGTTGACCCGGACTCAGATCGTCAGGTTGGCAGCATCCAGCAGGATGCAATGCAGCAAATTACCGGCACATTCCCTGCAGATACGCGGGAGGCTCAGGTGGCGGGGTCGTATACAACAGGCGTGTTCACAGAGAGGAGAATAAGCAAAGGCTCTGGCAGCGATGGGACTAACAGAGGCAGGCTGTATACTTTTGACAGTGCCCGGCAGACACGTACGGCCTCTGAGACGCGCGGCAAGAACATTGCCACAATGGTCATATTTAAAACAGATAAAGCCGTGGCTGAGGCCGGGGAAGCAGTGCCGACAGCTATCATTGTGTCGCCGGAAACACTGAATATAGAGTCGGGTAAAACCCAGCAATTTTCTGCAACAGTTCTGCCTTCATCCGTGAGTGGGCAATATCCGGTGAGCTGGTCTGTCTCAGACAAAACGTTAGGCAGTATCAGCCAGAACGGGCTGTACACAAGCTCAGGACTCACAGGCAAACAGACAATCATTGCCTCAATAAGCACCGGGCTTTACGGCAGAGCTGAGGTGTCACAGTATGAGTATGTTAAAAATATAACTATTTCACCTGTTCCGGTGCTGAAAGCAGGTGAAACTTACTCTCCAGCACTGACAATTGTCCCAGCAACTGCAAATGAGCCGTTAATTTATGCATCTTCAGATAATGATATTGCAACGTTTTTTAACGGGCAGGTATCTGCAGCCGGTCAGGGGCAAGCAAGAGTTTCTGTAACAGGTATGTTTTCCGGTATTACGGCACACCAGACTGTTAGTGTTACGGCTGCTGAGCAGCCACATACAGGTGGTGGATTGATTGATGTAAAAATTATCGACTCATCCGGGACGTATACCCCTTCACCACAGGCCAAAAAGCTGATTTTCGAAGCTGTTGGTGCAGGTGGAGGTATCCCCTTAATTCCGCCACTGGCGGATGACACACATTCTATTTTGGTGTCAGGAGCAGGTGCAGGCGCATACATGAAAGTCATGACGCGTCATATTGAGCCCTACACGATATTAATTGGCGTTACTGACGCAGCTGGTAGTGGCGGGGCAACATATGTATACCGTACTGCAAACCCTTCTCTAATGACAGCTGCGGCAAGTGGTGGGAAAAATGGTATGCAGTTAAAACTGGCACGTGCAGAGCAAGCAAGATTGTCAGGTGGCACGGGCGGTCATGAAAATATTTTAGCGCTTGAAAAAGATAATACCGTACTTGCGGAGCTTGCCGGTGGCATGGGTCAGGAAGCCTATGTTTTAGCATCCGGCATTAAGGGCAATTATGGTATTCATTGTAATGGCGGATCTTCCGCTCTCGGGCGAGGCGGTGACGTACAGTTTGCAATAGAGCAGAAACCAAAGTCCGGTGGTGGTGCTGCAGGCCGCTTAATTGAGTACAGGCATAATGGCTCCGCATTTAAGGCAGGCGGTAATGGCAGGGTGATTGTTTGGGAGTATGCAGAATGAAATATGCACTGATTGACGAATCTGGTGTTGTACAGAATGTTTTTTTCTGGGATGGAGAGACAGAACTCATCGCGATTGAAGGGTATGAAATTGTCCCTGATGACGGAAATGCATTTATCGGCGGCACTTTTGAAAATGGTGTCTTCTCTTCACCAGTACAGCCACAATCTCTGACAGAGATTTCCCCTGAGCATCGAAAAGAAGCCTTGCTTGCTTCAGTGAGAGAGAAAGTTCAGCTTTGGGGGCTGCAATACCAGATGGGAATCCTTAAGCCAGATGATGAGGCAAAACTAAAAGCCTGGCTGGTTTATGCTCAAGAGGTGGAGTCCGTTGATGTCTTGAGTGGGGAAAACTACCCGCAGCCTCCATCTCACTGA